TCATTTAATTTTGCCATCAGAGAGTCCTGACAGTAGTATTAGCTCTCACATACACATCAGTTTCAAAAGCATTCATCACAAACTGAACACCCTCATCAAATAGTTCTACTATAGCAGTTCGTAGTTTGGTGATCTCTACCATCACCCAATTCCATATCTTCTTTACTCTTGCAATAAACCAATCCCACATCTTCTGAAGTACAGCTTTCAATTTGGCTTCACTGATTGTACCTTCAGTAAGTAACTCTTGTTGGTGTGCAACTGCATCAAAGTAAGCTTCTCTCAACTCATCAGTCTTTTTAAATGCAGTACTAACAGTCAGGCGTACCGTCTGATAAAACGAATAGCCTAACTTCTGTTTTACACCATCTACTTTTCTACTATATGAACCACTTTTCATATTAGCAGTCATCTTCATTTCTTTGGCCACTTTAGATGTGTAGGGACCTGAAGGTTTGATCTTGTGATACTGTAACACATTCATGGGATAGCCCCAGGCTAACATGACATTGGCTCTCCCAACATCATCACCCGGATCATCAAAAGTTTTACCACCAAACTTCTCCCAGCCAGTCATGGACTCCCATGCAAATCCTAAACCAACTGCCTTATTATTAAATGCTCGTTGGAAGCCAGCTTCTATATTACCTTTTAATTTCTCTTGGTCATCAAGTATCTTTCGTGCAGCAGCGTTGCCTTCTTCCATCGTGGCAATCTTCTTCTGTTGCAGTAATGATTTATCACCAGACTCTAATTCTTTAGGGTCTGCCTTTCTTAATGCATCAGAAGTATACTGTGCTCCTACCGTTCTAGTTGAAGTTACAAAACTATCTACATAGCCAAGTAATTCTTTCTTTAGACTACCTTCAACACCTGACTGTTTCAATGCAGAAAGAACTGTTGCCCGTGACTCTTTCTGTTCACCAGACATCAGTAATGCCTTCGGGCCTTTCACTGATACTTGATCTTTACCTATAACTATATCAGCTTTAGATGTGTCTTTACCCTTACCGGTTTCTTCTTTCCAAAACGCAGACACGCCAGGATAGGACTGACCAGCAGGTCCAGCCTTACCACTAGATTTTATTTTTTGTTTACAGAGTTGAGCGAAAAGCCAAAAGGATTGTTTAAGATCCTTTGACGCTTGTGTATCTCTGTTTGTATTAGGACGTACATATGGATAAACAGCTGTCCATTGTTTATCTACAGACGTAAGAAACTTCTTAGTGTTAGCCTGTTGTAAAATTTTCTTTTTAAATTGGACTTCACTTAGATTCCTAAGATTCCAACAGTCAACAATCACCCCTTCAAAATATGTAGATGCGGTTGTATCTTCGGTGAGTAAAGTATAAAACTCTTTTAAAGATTCCATGCTATATTTATCTTTATTCTACCTTGAAATCTTTGAATCTATCCTCCAATGCAGTAGCTTCTACTTCTACTTGACCAGAATCTACCAAATCTCTTTGAGCTTTCTGAGCAACATCATATAGTTTCATCTTACCTCTATCTACACCTATCACAAATCTCTTGTTTAATGTTGGATCATTGTATCTATTCTTTAATTGTTTTACTAGCATCTGATTCAACCCCTCTAACTCCTCAGTTGAAATCAATGCAAACATCAAATCTGCGGTCGCTGGTAACCCAAATGATTCAGATGTATCTTCTAAACCAATATCTGTAGATGTAAACCCTTGTCGTGTGGTTTGTGTTGCAGACACTATCGGTACATCCAACTCTACAGCTAAACCTCTCATCTCTTCCGCAATACCCTTGATATAAGTATACGAATTTACATTACTACCATATCTAAATCTCTGTGATGCACAGATATTTATATAATCAATAAAAATAATATGTGGACGAAATGATTTCTTTAACAACAACTCATTATGCAATGCCCTAAAGTGACCACAATGTGCTGACGCCGTAGGATATTCTTTAATGATAAATTTGCCTTCAGTTTTCTTTCTTATCTTATCTACCCTACTCTCAAACATCCGTTTTGGTAAATCATGCACATCATCTAACGTCAAGTTCATTAAGTTTGCATCAATACGTTCTGCAATCTTTTTCTCTGCCATCTCCATTGTAATGTATAATACATTCTTACCTTGCATCAATGTAGATGCCGCCACATGACACATGAATAATGATTTACCTACACCTGTACCAGCAAGACATACATTCAATGTCTTGTTAGGTAATCCACCCTTTGTAATTCTATTAAAATAATCTAAATCAAATGGTATCTTTTCTTCTTTCTCATGGTAGAAATCATATCTCTCCTCATACTGTTCCATATAATCATGGCCGATATTAGTATCAAAAGATACAGACAATGCATCTGTTAAAATTGATGGGATGGCCTCTGGTGTTTGATCTTTAGACTTACCATCTATAATATGAATCCCATTTAGGATTGCATTATAGATTGCCTTATCTTTACACCACTTTTCAGTTTCATCTACTAGCCAATCAAACTGCTCATCAGTAACAGGATCTCCTAAACTATCTACAAGCTCTTGAGTCTTTTTATACTGTTCTTCATTTAATGTAGCCTTCTGTAAATCTAATTTAATAACTTCAGCATTATCTGGATTAGACTTATAACTATCTACATATGCCTCAATAGTTTGAAACACCACCTTTTGAGTGATGTCTTGGAAATATTCGCCTTTAATATACGGAATTACTTTACGAGTATATTCCGAATTAAATATCAGATTCGTCAGAATCGTCTGTTCTATATTTAACTGTGTCATTTTTTATACTTTCATCAATAATATTCATTAATATATCACCTACAGTTGCTTCAAATTCGCCTGTAGATAAATCTTCATCAGTAGGATTATACAGCAATTCACAGTCAAATGTCAAGGGAATTTCTTCAGCCTTGCTTAAATCAACCAACTCACCTTCATCGGTATACATAGGAAACTTTACATTATGATAGGCCCATACGATACCAGAATATTTACCATCATTTATTCTGTACCCTTCTCGGTTAGTATCTTTGTGTGTAACGTAATAATAACTTGGATGTTTTCTATTCATAATGACAATAAGAATTTATAAGATATTTCTTTCCTGATATCGGCTTTTTACCCGCATGAACCCATGGCCACATAGGAGGGAACATTAATAAACGTCCTCTTTTTGGTTTAATTATTCGGTTTAACCAGAATGGAGAAGTAAACTCTGTTTCCCCACCCTCATCTACATCATTAAGATATATGAAGAAGGATAAAAATCTACGAGAAGAATTATGATCTATCACATCCACATGAGGATCAAATCTATCATAATCATTAGCCAAATATCGTTTTATTCTAATCGCTTCATACCCATAAGTTTCTGGCCACATCTTCTTGCCTATCAAACAATCAATTTTATAATGCATAATATAATCTTGAAACAACTCTAACATACCATTTTGAACTGACTCCCATTCTTCATGGTTTACTAATATAATCTGTTCAAATGATATACGTTCATCTCCATCTTCTTGATGAACTGTCTTATAATACTCATGGGAGTCCTCAAACTTCTCTATGAGTGCCTTACATGACACCTCATCTATTACATCATCATAAACTCTAATTAGATTATCAGCCATATTTGAATTTTTTATATACCTCTAACTCCAATTTAGACATTACTTCTTCTGTGAAGTATGTCTCTGGATCATTATTGATTGTTTTACCAAACTGTTTACTACCATCAGGTAACTCTACCCGTGTAGAAACTGATTTGAATATACCAGTTTCTAGTGCTAAATCTAAAAGACCGTAATACCTGTCTAAACCCTTCGTGTAAGACAGCCTAACGTCAACCATTTGATTCTCTTTTGTAAGCCTAGACTTGTACGTCTTACAATGAATGATGTTACCTATCACCTCTGTGCCATCTTTCTCTTTCTTCTTTGAAAGATAAATGATTTGAGATGCAGCATACTTGAGTCCTGAACCACCACCCATTTCTTTCTGTGGGAACATAGAACCTACCACATCATAGGTATGATTGGTGAGTATCAAAGGCACACCAAGTTTGCCTAACTTCAATGTTAAAACTCTAAACGTGGCCTTGACAATCTGGGCTCTTGTCATGTCTCTGGTTTCTTTACCAGCTTCTGTATCTTCTATCTCTTTAGTTGTAGATAACATACCTAAACTATCAAGACATAATAGTAGTGGCTTCTGTTCTTCATCACCTTCATATGCACCAAGCACTGCCAAAGATTGATGCCGAAACTCTTGTACAGTAGTCACAGGTAATATCACCATACTAGTAGAATCTATACCACGTTCTTCAATCATATCTTTGGTGATCGCCGACTCACTCTCAAAGAATACTACACTACCATCAGGATTATCTTCCAGAAAAGTTTTACATACACCTAAGACAAAGAACGTCTTTCCTGTTGCCGATTCACCAGCGATGGCAGTAATCTTATTCTGAGGTAGCCCACCATAAAGGCTACCGGAACAAAGAGCATTAAAAATAAAGCTCCCAGTATCGACATAGCCAGACACATCAGCAGTAGCAAGACCGTCACTAACAATTGTACCATATTCATTTCCTGTTTCTTTAATTACATTCTTCAAGAAGTTTGACATCTTCCATTTCTCCTTCACTCCAACTCATAGTATACCATTCAATCCCTCTCTCCTTAAGCATCTTTTTTATTAGATCCTTTTGGGAGAGAGGAATATTCATTGTTTTATACTTCTTATCTTTATATACAGCCAACAGCAATTAATTTTTGCCTTTATCTGTAAAATGCCTTTTGTATATGCCTTGTTCGACCATACGTTCTTCATACAATTCTATCTTTCGGACAATACGCCGATCAATCCAATGTGCTAAAAGAATTATGCCAACTAGGCCTATAAAAATTCCACCTAACAATAATGTTTCTCCACTCATGCTCCGTGCCTCACTAGATTCTGTTCAAACTCATGCAGACGACGCCATATTGAACGCAGTTCTGTAATCGTTGTCCAGTTGTGTAAGAATAATGCAAAGCCTCCATGCACTCTACTAAATGCATTACTGACCTGCACCATCACACCAAGTGTAATCATACCTGTAAACAAACCAGGGCCCATTACAAGGTAAGGTGCAATGATCATAAATTGATCATAGAACACAACCCAACAATCAAAGTATCCATAATGTAAATACAGTCTGTGATAGTTGTATCGTATACCTGTAAATAGTTCACCTAATGTTTCAGGCTGTGCATAGTTAATCTTATCATCTTCACCTAGCACTAAGTCCTTTCTGAAAGCAGCTTCTACTCTCTGGTTATTGTACTCCAAATGTGGTAGTTTCCAACCAACAAACCAACTAATACCCATACCACCTAGAGATACTATTAGAGTTGCCCATACTAATGAGCCTTCTATATCTCTGATGATAGGTATGTCTACCTTGTCACTGAACCCCCACAAGATTGGGATGAACGCAATCAAAGTCATCACTGCTCGTACCACTTGCAGTCCTAATGACTCAATGATTCTTGCCCATCTGTTACAATCTTCTTGTATACGTTGTGATGCACCTTCGATTTCTCCATCGACAGCGCGCCATCTCGGAATATAACTAAACGTCATAGCTTGACGCCATCGTAGCCCATAGATTCGTGCAAACCATCCTGTAAAAATAGCAAGAGCTATATACGGGAATGCAATCTCTGTAAAAGATACTTTAGCAACTTCACTATCAAAGCCACTCATTGTATACTTCAACGAAATCAATTGAGAATATAATTGACTAATACCTTCTTGAGGTTTATCTACATAATCTCCAGCGTTCTGTAACAGATCATAGAACACTCCATACCACTGGTTGATGGCTACTGTCATCTGTACTTGTAACCACAATGATCCTATTAGTGCAATAAGTCCGCCCCAAGCCCACAGAGCCCAATCTTTATTCCACCAAAATGATTTTAACATTAAAACAATCCCTCCAATGTCGCTCTTCTGGTGTGTCGAAATAAATCAAACGTCTTATATTTTCCAAAACACCATACATTTTCTATGTATAGCTTATTCATAAATTCAACTAACTCTTCCTTAGTTTCAAATTTATTCTTCCCTTGCGGCCGTTGCATGATTCTCATACCAATTTGCCCAAGAAAATCTGGTTGTAGGTGATCTACTAATTCATCACATGAATAGTATCTCACATTTTTAATTTTAGGATCCATAATGTTAGTCATTAGAAATCCTTTCTCACTTAAAGCATTAAAACTATTTAGAGCCACTGGGAGATAGAACTCATCTCGCCACCTTTCATATTCACTAAACTTACTCCATGACTGATCTTCTTCAAAGTCACCTCCCTCATTATATCTTTCAGTCGCAAAGTATGGTGGCGATGTAAATGCACAATCTACATTCTCAATCGTCTCCCATGGCAAATCTTCAGCACCACATCTGTATATTTGTGTAGTCTTTCCTGGTGACATCTTACTATACTCACCAATCATTTCAGAGTATACTTTAAATGTATTGGGGTTTGGATCACAACCAATATAGTGAGTGGCATTTGATGCAAAGAACCCAGCTAGTCTATCACCCCAACCCATAGATGTATCAAGTACTGTCTTTGCATCTGTCATATTATAAATGGTCTTTGCAACGATAGGTTTGAACTGTGTTGCAATATATGTACCAAGACGTAATACTTCCATTACACTCTTAGGACTTAAATCTTGTGTACTGTTTACACCTCTCCATAAGCCACCAATAGATGACCATATTTGTTTGGGTGTGCCTTCTTCCCATACTTGAGCTGGTGCCTTAAAACCATAAGACCCACATCGTAATCGTAGATGATTCATAAAGTAATCACTACACCCATTATATGTTGATGGTGTATCTATGAGGCCTTGGCCACAAGTTTCAAACTCATACTTATAGTCATCATACTTTTCAATCACTTCATTAGTAATCTGATCTCTTGGTGTGATAAACTTTGTATAGTCTGCCTTCTGTAGCTTCTGAAAATTATCCACCATGTCTGCATACGACAACTCCCGAAAAGGAAATGCCGGTCGCTTTTCAGAAACATACTGTGCTATGGTAAGCCTAAACTCTTCCTTACCATACTTCTCTGTGCAATAACGAAACTCACCTTTGTTTAGGTAGAAGTCATGCTCATGCAAATAATCATATAATTCTTTGTTCATCCGAACAAGTGCTCCAATGTTGTAGCTGTTCCATAGCTACGATCTACGTTCCACCCAATCTGTTCCAATATAAACGTGAGTGGGTCCACAAAACTCTTATCAAACATTATATCATAGTTTATCTGATTATGCAAGTCAAATTCTTTCGGAAGCCTCGTCATAAAAGAAATAACATTAGTTCGATATGCATTTGGTGTTTTCACTTCAAGAAATTTTATCTTATCACCTTCTTGTATAAGTGGATACTTATTTACTAATCTATCTCGTTTCAATAGATAATTATATACCAAGGCCCCCTTAACGTGCATCGGTGTACCGTCTATCCAAATGTTAGATTCACTTTTATACTTCTGTAAATTATTACAAGACCGAGGATATGCTATATCTTCTGGATTTAATTTCATAAAAGTTTTACGGAACGATTGTATAAATGTGTTTAATGTTTCTTCATCTTCATTGATAATAATTTTCAATGCAGTCTTAATCATCTCTCTGCATGGTGCTGGTGTAGAAGATTTCACCGCCTCAATACCCATCACCTTTAACTGTGGTTCTTTATAACGGACACCTTCACTGTCATGCACATTAAGAATGTATCTTTTCTTGGCTGTCCATATACCTTTGTCTGCTATAACTTCTCTCGCCATAAACATCTTCTGATCATAAGCCTTCACATACTCGGCAAGTTCTTTATAACATTCTTCAATAAACGGTTCGAGCTTTTCTCTACCCACCTTATCTAAAAAGTCTACAGGGTTCTTCGGCTTAATCTTTTCAATCAGTTCATCAAACACCACATAAATCGAATCTGTATCTGAAGCCAACACAAAATCTTTATCTTCTGTACCTAAAATTTTATTCAGATATCCATTAACTGCATTTTCTATCCATCTAATCGACAACTGACCAGCCGTAGTAATAGCTGTCGCCATTCTCTCATCATAATATCTAAAGTATTGATTACCTATTGCCCCATAAGCACTATTCAATGCAATCTTCCTAGACATCTGAATATTATCATACTTGGATACTTCGTAAAGATATTTCTCTTCCCCACTATTTTCATATTGTTGTCTTGCTTCCAATGCCCACTTCTTAAACTTGACACGATCATTATACATATTCTCCATCATGTCTGGTAGAAAGCCTTGAAAGTTTTTTCTAAATCTTGCCCCATTGGGTGTGACTGCATGACCGTCATCAACAATTTCTATTTCTTTATTCAACAATTTATCAACA